AAGACGTTACTGCGGCTGGTCTGCCGATGCTTGTTCGCATCAATGCTCATTTCAACTCACCTACTAGCCGTTTTGATTCGCAGACTAATGCGACATCAACAGGCATTTAAGGGGGATATATCATGGCTATTTCTCGCAGTCAATTAGCGAAAGAGCTTGAACCCGGCCTTAATGCCTTGTTCGGCTTGGAGTATGACCGGTACGAAAACGAGCATTCGGAAATCTTTGATGAGGAGTCTTCGGACCGTGCATTTGAAGAAGAAGTGATGCTTGGTGGTTTTTCTACGGCACCTGTTAAAAACGAAGGCGGTACTGTTAGTTTTGACGATGCACAAGAAACCTACACGGCTCGGTACACTCACGAAACTATTGCCCTTGCATTTTCTATTACAGAAGAAGCTATTGAGGACAATTTGTATGACCGGTTAGCATCACGCTATACCAAAGCTCTAGCTCGTTCTATGGCTCAAACCAAGCAAATCAAAGCTGCGGCTATCTTGAACAATGCGTTCTCGACAGGTGCTAGTGCGATTGGCGACGGTGCGGCTTTGTGTTCAGCTAGTCACCCTTCTCTGTCAGGCAACCAGACCAACCTTCTGGCTGTTGCGGCTGATCTCAACGAGACTTCTCTTGAGCAGATGCTGATTGACATTGCAGGACTGACCGATGAGCGTGGTCTGAAGATCGCTGTACGTGGTTTGAAGTTGATTATACCTAAAGAACTGCAATTTATTGCAGAGCGTGTAATTAACTCTAACCTCCGCAGTGGAACCGCAGACAATGATAATAACGCAATGAAGAACATGGGAATGTTGCCAGAAGGCGCAGTAGTTAACCATTTTCTTACTGATACCAATGCGTACTTTATCAAGACTGATGCTCCAAATGGTTTCAAATACTTCAACCGTGCGCCGATTAAAACGGCAATGGAAGGAGACTTTGATACTGGCAACATGCGTTTTAAAGCCCGTGAAAGATATAGCTTCGGCGTGTCTGATTGGCGTTCTGTGTTCGGTACTCCCGGCGCATAGAAAACATATGTTGACTAGAAAGGGCGGCACTTGCCGCCCTTTCTTTTTTCCGGTATAGTAAAAATTAACATATTCCCTGACAGTCTTTTTTTAGGCTGACATTTGCCAAGACAGGAGAAATACTCATGGCTAACACAACTTTTACGGGACCCGTTCGGTCTGAAGGCGGGTTTCAAGACATAACTAAATCCGCAACTGGTGCGATTACTACCAACTCTACTTATGGCGATGATGCCTCTATTGGTTTAACACTTGACGTTACAAAATTAACAACCCTAACGGGAGGTGTTGTTCACGGTGCCGGAACTCAGTTGATTTCTGCAACGGTTACTACTGGCACAATTGCAGTTACTCAGAATGCCACGACGGATGTTTCTTTTATTCAGCCCCCGGGCACTATCATTCGTAATCTTATTGCTATTCCAGCCGGTAACATTGTTACGGGCGGGTCAGCCGGTAACGACCTTGATTTTGATTTGGGAACGTCTGCGGGTGGTGGTCAGATAATTGACGAAGAAGCCATTCTGGATGATGGTGGTTCGGCTGTCACATGGGCGGCTAAAGCTCCCCTATACCTGATTCAAAGCTCTCACGGTCATGGCGCGCAAGCATTTGTAAGCACTTCGGTAACTGCGGGTGTTGTAGGTGGACCGGCTACTTCAGAAGCCATTGTAATTGCGTCAACTTTGTATAGCGCGGCAGCGCGTACTCTTCACGCCCGATTAAAGCCTGTTGGTGCTAACTTGGGTACTGCGGCAACGACCGTTACTTACATAGTTGAGTTTCAGTTCATCTAATTAAGCGGGGAGAAATTTATGTCTGATGTTAAAGCGACATTTGTCTCTGCGGCAGTGGCAAGTGCAACTGCTATATCGGCCGCGGCACAGGTAGGTAATAATGCTGCGCTCACTTTGACCGCTAGTCCCTTTGTTACGGATGCTGCAAGACAAATTACCATTACTTCGGGTGGCAATGATTCAGGCATTTCTTTTGACATTGTCGGATTAGATGAAACGGGTGCCGCCGCATCTGAACGAGTTACTGGAGGAAACGCCGGTGCTGTAACTAGCACTAAGTTTTATACTTCCATTACCTCTATTACAGCCGTTGGTGATCCGGCAGGTACGGTGGCTGCGGGAACTTCAAATAACGTAGGAGTCCCAATGTTTGAGGGCCGTATGCGTTTGAGAGGTATGTACGCAGTCAATACCGGTACGGGAGGAACCATCAGCTTTAGAGAAGGCACCGTAGGCGGCACAATAAACATGCAGTTTAATACGGTTTCAACTGCGGACACCGCGGAATACCCGGATATACCTGATAACGGCATGTTGTTTGTTGGTGGAGGGTACATAACGTACTCTGCCGCTAATATGGCTTCCATAACAGTGTTTTTTGCTTAGATAGGTTTTTTATGGCTACTACCAAAGATGTTGAAAAACTTCCAAGTGGCCGTATTAAGTATCGTGGTGAGACTTTTTCGGGGTTTAATAAACCTAAAAAAACCCCGAATAAACCTAAAAAAAGTGCTGTTTTAGCTAAAAAAGGTTCTGAAATAAAAATAGTTAGGTTTGGCGACCCTAATATGTCTATTAAAAAAGATCAACCTGCTAGGCGAAGCAGTTTTCGCGCCAGACACAAGTGTGATACAGCCAAAGATAAGTTCTCAGCACGTTACTGGAGTTGTAAAGCATGGTAAGTGCCGTGAATTTAGGTGCCGGTTCTTCACTTAAAAAGAAGTGTCCTCCAATACGTCTTAAAAAAGGCGGCGCAGTAAAGAAAAAGTCTGGCGGAAAATTATGCCCAGAGGGCAAAGCTTGGGCAAAAAGGACGTTTGACACTTATCCTTCTGCTTATGCTAATTTAGCCGCGTCTAAGTACTGTAAAGACCCTAACTACGCTAAGAAGTCTAAAGGCGGAAAGAGAAAAGGACGTTAATATGCCTCACTATACAAAAGATTTAGATAAGGTTATTGCTGGTTTAAAAAAAGCTTCCAAGCTTCATGCAAACCAAGCAAAAGTTTTGGAAAAAATAAAAAAAGACCAAAGCGAAGGCTATGAGAAAAAGAAACCTAAAAAGAAGTGAGAACATCTTGTGGGCGATTTAAAAAAATGGCTGGATCAAGATTGGGTTAGAATTGGAACAGACGGTTCTATCTTAGGACCGTGTGGAACGTCTAAAGATACCAAAAATCCGGACAGGTGTTTGCCGCGCAGTAAAGCAGAATCTCTTTCAAAATCAGAAAGAGCCGCAACGGCTAAGAAAAAGAAAAAGTCTAAGAAAAAAGTTGTTTCAAACACCAAAGCGGCAAAAGTAACTCAGATGAGTAAAGGTGGCGTAGTTGCAAAAGGTTGTGGTGCAGTTATGTCCAATCGTAGGAAGTTAACTAAAGGTTCTGTGTCTAGAGCATAAGAGGAGAAAGCTATGTACGGTAAGAATTCTATGGGCATGAAAAAAGCAAAGGGAATGGCAATGGGCGGTGCTGTTAAGAAAAAAGCAAAGGGAATGGCAATGGGCGGTGCTGTTAAGAAAAAAGCAAAAGGAATGGCAATGGGCGGTGCTGTTAAGAAAAAAGCAAAAGGAATGGCAATGGGCGGTGCTGTAAAAGACAACATGACGGTGGCTCAAGCCCGATCTTTTTTAAAAAATAAAGGGTTTAAAGTAGTAAAAGCGTAATGGCCTATTTGATAAGTAACATTCCACATTTTAAATGTTGGGTGCGAAAAGAATTTACCTGCAATCATCAAAGATACCACGGCGAGTATTTACATGCTTTAGCTATAGCTGTAAATACCATACCGGATCGTTCTTTGAGCTTCCAAGTTGTTTTTACGGGTTGTGAGGTTGACGATGAAGAAGACATGGAAAACCTTCACGGAGGGGCAATGTGGGCAAGAATGCCACTGCAAGCATTAGTTGCTGACATTGTCATGGAAGATTGGCCTGAAAAAATGAACGATCACTTGGCTCAACCTTGGGATTGTGAATCTAGGGATCATTCCATAATTACAATGGATAGAGTAAGTAGCAGTCCTTGGCTTGCTAAAATCAACCATGACTTTTACTCCGCAAGGTATTTGTTTACGATTGATTACACTGATCACCATATAGCGGATGATCCCGCGCAACATAAGCAGAGTCATTTGATGTACATTACAGAGCCCGGTCCTTGGTACGGAAACATGGTTGCACTACCCAATAACCGTGTTAGAGCTACCAGTCCCGCACTTTGGCGTACTGGTGATGGCGCACCAGATTTTTTCCCTAGTCAGAGATTGCACTCGGCTGAAGGGCATGAAAGTTATACGGACCCGTCTATTGTGTTTGATAATTTATACGCAGATAATGACGAGGATGACGAGGATAACTAGGTATGGCAACCTCTAACAGTACTAATTTTGAATTAGACGTTACCGATTATATTGAGGAAGCGTTTGAGCGTTGTGGGTTAGAAGTTCGTACTGGTTACGACCTTAAAACAGCAAAGCGTTCTTTAAACATAATGTTGGCAGAATGGGCCAACAGAGGTTTAAACGCTTGGACTATTCAAGAAGTGTCTGTTCCGTTGGCGACAGGTGTTTCTGTGTATCCGGCAGGTACCTTAACTATATCCGTTGCGTCGTCTTCTGGGTTTGATATAGCTGAAACATTGACCGGTGGTACAAGCGGAGCAACCGCTGTAATCACTAGCATTCCTTCTTCTACTTCTTTGGCAATTACGATACCGGTAGGGACTTTTGCACTTAATGAGTCTTTGACCGGTGGTACAAGTTCTTCGACGACAACGGTTTCGGCAGTTGTAGATTTTTCGGATGTTAACTCTACGATTGATTTGTTATCGGTAGTTGTCACCCGAGATAACACAGACTTTAGCATTACTCGGTTAAGCCGAGATGGTTTTATAAGCATACCAAATAAAGCAACCACAGGCCGCGTTAATCAATTCTTCATTGATCGGTTAATAACGCCGGTTATCAAAGTTTGGCCTACGCCTGAAAATAACACTGATGTTCTTAAATTTAATCGCTTAACTAGAATTGATGATGTTGACTCTCCTATCAACACTTTAGATGTTCCGTTTAGGTTTTACCCATGTTTGGCGGCAGGTTTAGCATATTATCTGTCAGTTAAACGTGCGCCAAACAAGGTGCAATTGTTAAAGACCATTTATGAAGAAGAATTTGATCGGGCAATGATGGAAGATCGTGACCGTGCTTCTTTTAACATTACCCCTAGTTACATG